CCACCCTCACTGCCTTCACCATACAGATCTTCCCATTTTGTATAAGCTAAATCTTCATCATATTCTGGTTTTATTGATGGATCTTCACCTAATACACCACCTATTGACCAGTGCTTTTTGAAATAATCATGTACTTTAGAAATATCACTACCTCTATAGCAAGCTTCTAATTCAAACCCTATTTTGTACTCAGATCTTAGGTATCCTTCTATTAAGTAGTTATAAAACTTCATTATGTATACATGCTGTCAGTATGAATACCAGATAAAAAACAGCATCCCTCCTCTTTACTAAAATTGTTAACTTATTTTATAACATCATGATTTTAAGTATCTTTCTAAATCCTCTTTTGTAGCTTTTGGATTTTTGTCAATATATTCGTTATACTCTTTAGGATTTTTAGTTGATTTTATATTGCCATATTCGGTTTCTATATAACCTCTTATCCATTTACCACCTTTCCATTTACCTGTTTCCCATATACCGTCCTTCCAAGTACCATTTTCCCAAATACCGTCCTTCCAAGTACCATTTTCCCATATACCATCCTTCCAAACACCGTTATACCATATACCATTCTCCCAAGTACCATTTTTCCATACGCCGCTTCTCCAAGTACCATTTTTCCATATACCGTTTTTCCAAGTTCCAAACTCCCAAGTACCTTTTTCCCAAGTACCTTTATACCATATACCGTTTTTCCAAGTACCATTCTCCCAAGTACCATTTTCCCAAGTACCATCTCTCCAATGACCTTTTTTCCAAGTACCATTTTCCCAGTTACCTTTACGCCATTCACCACGTCCCCATATACCACCTTCCCAGTTACCATTTTCCCAAATACCAAAATTCCAAACTAAATCTCCACCTTCAACATCTACATCAGCAAGATAAATTTCAGCATCCAGAACCCAATTAAAGTTATTACTAACTAGCTTAGCAATATCGGTTCTATCTGTAAATTTATCTGACTTCTTGGCTTTCTTGATCTTAAATACAGATCCAGCTTTAAATATTGAATCAAATTCTTTTCTGGTTAGTACTGTATCACCACTCTTTATTACTTTACTGTCTATAAAATTATTAGTGAAAGATATAAATTTGAATAACAGCTTAATAAAGTCTTTTATGTCCCTCAAGTTACCTGCATTGAGAAAATTCCTAGGACCTCGCCACTCTAAAGTACCTTGTGGATGTATTCTGAATACTCTGTACTTATCATAAGAATATAATTCTTTTAAAGAAGGTATATTTTTGTTTTCAATAAAAGTTTTTATATCATTTAAAAACTGTGGTTTAGCGTATTGATATGCATCGAAAAAGTCATACTTTTTAAAGTGTAATAAAGTATCCTGTACATCATCATTCACAGCTATATTACATATTATCCAGAACAGATCAGTATCTTTCAGGTAAGGAAAACTTACATGTACATGAAAACCACATGATTCATTTGTATAGATATTATTCTTCTTTAGTTCACCTAACATCTTTATCATCATGTCTATATTTTTAGGTGTTATATTAAAGGGATTGGTGGAATACTCAAATGCAATATCAACGCTTAAATTTGGTTCTATTGATGTATCTTCACCTAATGTACCACCTATTGACCAGTATTTCTTTAAAAAATTACGTACTCCAGAGAGATCATGGCTTTTACAACAAGCTTCTAATTCAAACCCTATTTTATACTCAGATCTCAAGTATCCCTCTATTAAATAATTATAAAATTTCATTATGTACATGAGCTGTATTGACTCTAGTATAAATAACAGAGAAAAAACAGCGTCCCTCCTTCTTTTACTTTTGTTTAAGAACAATCAATTTGATCTTTTGTGAGTTCTGTTTTTTCAGAGCATGATAGTTGATACTTTTTCCCTAAGTAATGCATCTGATTTTCCTCTATTTTTTCTATTCTATTTTCTATTTTATTTCGTTCGTCTCTCATAAAATCAACTACTCTGTTTAATTTATCCCATGTCTCTTTATGTCTTTCAGCATTACTATCGTTCATTGTTTTTATTGATACTTCAAATGAAGCTAATCTTGTTTCAAGAGCTTTCCAATCTTTAGATGATTCATCTTTAGTTCTATAAATTAAATTCATGTTTGATGTAATTTTTAATATATTATCTATTTTATTTTCAATTCGTCTGAATTCAGAAATACTTGTATAATTTAATGGTAAGTTTTTTTGACATTTATAATGTAAATCGGTCATTTTGTTAACTGATGCTTGTATTTTTTCCATAAAACTTAATTTTTCTTTTATATAATATCTTGTTACTAAGAATCCTATAGTTGATATTAATACTAAAACTGGAATAACTAATTCTGCATACTTTACAAAAACACCGTTCATAGCATCTCCTTAAAAAAAATATTTATTTTTACCTTGATTGTTTTAAATTTCTTATTAATATTTATAATAAAAAAAATATAAATATTGGTAGTATCAGGTCGTATTAGTAAAGCTATTATATTAAAAGTAATACTAATTATATTAAAAAAGGAGGGGCGCTGTTTTCTCTTTGGTATTTATATAGGAGTATTCACAGCGTATATATAGATGAATTTAAAAAATAATCTTGTGGGGAAAATAAAAAGAAACTTAGGTTATCCCATAATAAAAGTAGAATTGTCTGATCAACAAATAATTGATAATGTAGATAAAGCTAGAAGTAAGTTTATAAAATGGGCTGTTGGTCAAGCAACTCAAGAAGTCTATTTTACTAAATCTTTATCAGCTGGTATAACAGAATATGATATGCCTGGTGGGTGCATAGAAGTTTTAAATTATGAAATGGAAAGTAGTGGCGGTATAAATACTCTATTTACAATTGAGAATTATTTATATCAGGCCGGATTGTTTGATTTAATGAATGTGTCTGGATATGGCTATAACTTAATAAGTTATCATATAGCATTAGATTTTTTAGAAATGTTAGATCGTTATACAGTAGATTCTTATAATTTTAAGTATCATAAATATCAAAATATATTAGAGATTCAACCACCTCCAATTCTAAATGGATATACTTCATTGGAAAACATTTGTGGATTTATATTAATCAGAGCTTATTTTATTTCTGGTTCTACTTTAACTAATTGGGAAGGATTAGACAGTGATAGTAATGACTTATATACGGTAACTTGGATTGAAGAGTATGCCACAGCATTATCAAAAATTACTTTAGGTTTAATAAGAAGAAAATTTGCTTCTTTTAGTGCAATGGGCAATCAAGGAATATCTCTTGACGGTGATTCTTTGGTTGCAGAAGGAATTGCTGAAAAAGAACAATTAGGAGAAGCTCTTAAAAAAGAAGAAGCTTATGATGGTTATCCAATAATGATTGGTTAGTAATGTTTTATCATTGTTAATTATTGTCTTGTTGTGTTCAATACTAGTGAAGTAATATTAATTAAATTTTTAAAATAAAAGAAGGAGGAAAGCTGTTTTTCTTTGGTATTTATATCGAAGTTACTACAGCACATACATTGATGAAAACATTAGAAAAAATAAAAAAGTATTTAAATGAAACAACTAATACTTTTAATGTTGGCGATATTGTTATATATAAAGGATTTATAAGCCCGACAACATGGGATCGGGTATGTGAAATAGAGGATATTTTGGGTGATATGTGGTATCGTTTGACTAACATCAAACATAGTAAATCATCTGCGACAGCTTATGAGCATCAGCTTGTAAGAGCTACAAAAAAGGATGTAGAAGAAAGATTAGAAAAGTTAGAATCAATTTTAGAAAGAACACCACGTAGACAAAGATCTTTGAGAAAAAATTTATCTTTACAAATAGAAACTACTAAAGATTGGTTAAAAAAATTCTAAAAAGGAACGTATATGAAATTAGTTGATTTACCAGGTCCAGAATGGAATATGTATGATATAAGTTGTGATAATCCAGAACATGACTTATTTAATAGTTTAGTTGTGGAACAGAATGATATTATGGGAGCAGAAATATACTATTATAGAATTGCTGGTGTTGAAAATTTAGACAGATTATATGGTGAAAATCCGAATACTTATTGGCATTCATTTAAAAAAACTAGAGCTATATATGAACCGACAGAAGAAGTTAGTGTTGTTGAAAGTTTTGGTATTACATCCGATGAAAGCATAAGCTATATGTTTATACCAAAATATACTTTTAGTAGGGATGTAGTTGGTGATATAACTGATACTACAACATTACCTATTCCAGGCGACGTTATTCATACAGTTTGGAATGATAAAAATTATGAAGTAGTAGATGTTGGTCTTGAAGCTAATATATTTCAGTTTGGAAAATTTATATACGAACTTATTCTTAAACCATTTAGATTCAGTGATCAATATGTTGAAGATCCAGATGCAGTACTAGCTAAAGATATAACTGATGCTGCACCGTTAAGTGCATGGGGTGATAATGAATGGATTGAAAATATATCTGATTCATTAAGTGCATATGGGGATGTTGATGAACATATATATGGTTATTAATGGAGGTGAGAGTGAATATAGCTAAGAAAAGTGTAGGTAGAAGAAAAAAAGGATCTAAAAAACGTAGAATGTTAAGCAGAAGGAAAACTAAAAGAGGACAAAAAGGTAGTAAAAAGAAATAAATTAAATATAATTGTCATAAAAGTAACTGTCCGTCTCATTTGAGTTAAGAAGATATTTTTCAAGTAATTTTCTTAATATTATTGTTTTGGGAATTCCTTCTTTCTTTGCCTTATCATTAAGTTTAACATACATTTCTTCGGTCATTGTTACACTGACAATTTTTGGAAATTTTTGCTTCATCATATATGCGCCGTGAATACTCCGATATTTATATCGAAGGTAAAACGGTATCCCTCCTTTTTATTGAAAATATAGTTAATATTATCTTATCTATATTCAGTAGTTGGTAAATATTATTTAATAAAATATATTACTATTTATTATTATTTATTAAAAATATTACTGACTTTTAAATATTATATAAATAGTTTTATAAGAGAATTAATATCAATCAGTGTTTTGTGGAAGCAGAACGAATCAAAGTTATACCTAATATTAGTGAGAGCGGAGCGTCACAATATTAACATAGCAAGCTTTATTAGCAAACAAAAAAAGGAGGATCGCCGTTTTTTTTTCGACATGAATGCTAGATTCTTCACGGCACATATGTGATGAAAACATATTTTTGGTATAAAGCATTAAGAAGAACAACAATACAGTTTTTGGATCTGCTTAATGATATTAAAGTAGCCAAATACGATAATAATGGTGATATAATTAAGTATGTTGCTGTTCCTTTAAAATTATGGCCGAAAACTAAAACATGGATGTGGCTGAATGATAGAAAGGAAGATAAGTCAACTCCAATGATGACTTGTCAATTAACTGGTATTTCGTATGATGATAATAGAGCAGCTGGTGTAAATTTTTACAATGATTTTAATAAAGATGTCGATTTAAAAATAATTAATAGATATCTAACACCAGTACCATATAATTTAGATTTTCGAGTTATGATTTTGTGTCAGTATATGGTTGAATTAGATCAAATATTAGAGCAAATTTTACCATATTTCAGTCCTAATGTTATAATGAGAATTAGTATAGAAGAAATTGGTGTAAACTATGATGTTAAAGTTATATTAGATAATTGCTCACCCGATGTTGATAGTACTATGGCAGAAGAAGATTACAGAATGTTAATATGGTCTCTTGATTTTGTTGTTCATGGTTTTATGTTTAAACCTATAACAGATAGTAAAATAATTGATAAAATTGTTGTTGACGTATATACTAATCTGGATAGTTTTATTGATGTTGATACTACAGCAACCATAACATCTGCTGCTAGTGCTGGGCAAGATATCAGAATGCTCACAGTTGGTGTTGGTTTAGATGATGGTGATATACTGTACAAATATGAAAAATATGATAATTAAAATCGATTTTAATTCATATTAATAATTACATTTATGGTAAGAAAAGGAGGGTTGCTGTCTTTTTCTTCGGTATAGATATCGGAGTATTCACGGCATACATATAGATGATTATTCTTAATAAAATAGATAATTTTTTAAATGAAAAAAATAATTTAAAACTAAAAAGTGACGATATTTTAATTAATCCTACATCAGCTGAAATGAAAAATAAATTTGGTACATATCCTGTTCATTTTATTTTAGATAGTAAAAATAAAAAAATAGTTGTTTGGGTTTTAAAACCAAAAAGTAATCTGACTTTAGATTTTGTTAAATCAAAAATGGTAAAAGAAAAAGTAATACATAAACAAGATAAATTTCTTATGATTGGTTCTGGTGATTTAATTGATGGTAAGATAAGAGTAGATTTTATTGATGTTGATGATGTTTCAGATGAAGATGTAAGGAAATTAAAAAATACTGATTGGTCTTGGGCTGGTAATTTATTTACTGGTGTGAAAATTGAATCAATTGCTAAGAAATTGAAACCTGATATTGGATACGAAAGAAAAACATTATTTGATGTAAAATAACTTTAGTTCGTCGCAAATCTCATTACTATGGCAAGAAATACAGACCAAGGAACGTATATATCACTGTTTAGTGAGAGTGGAGTGTCACAAGGATAATAATTAATGTCAATATCTTTAAATAAAAGTAGTCCAAATAATTTTGAACTTTATATTCCATTATTACCGGGCTGTTCTAGTCTTGATTCATCAAGATCTATAATGTTGAATATTCACAATGTAGTAATACCTGGTATTGCCAATAATTCAACAGAACATGCATTTATGGGAAGTAATATATTTTTTGGTGGTACTGTTAATTTTTCTGAATGGACTATCAGTTTTATAATTGATGAAAATTTTGAAAATTGGCAATATTTATATAATTGGTTAATGTTAATATTTGATAAAAAAGAAAATTTTAATGCAAATTGCGATGACTACTCAATAGATATGACATTAAATATTGTTAATAATTTTAAAAAAACTGTTTTAAAACTTAAGTTTGTTGGTGCTTTTATTTTTTCACTAGGTGACGTTACTTTATCTTATAGAGACAACGCTTCTATAGTAGAAAGCGAAGCATCTTTTTATTATAGGTATTATGAAATAATAAACTGAATATTTTTGTTTAAGTAGTAGTTATTAATACAGAAATAAGGAGGGAGAAATGGGATTTTATGTATCTCCGCTAGTAAGCGTTAAAGAAACAGATTTATCAACAACAATACCTGGTGTTTTAACATCAGTTGGGGTATTGATTTTACGTAATACATGGAAAGGACCTGAAAAGAAAAAAACATTAGTTACTCATACAGATGATCTTATTGATATGTTTGGCAAACCAACTAATACAGCATCATGTTATCAGGATATGTTTTCAGCTCTAGCTTTTCTTAAAGAGTCTAATAAATTGTATTGTACTCGTGTTATGCCGACATCAGCATCATTTGCTGGTACTGTAGCAACAAGCGGTGTAAGTGCTACATTTACACCGTATGTTGCTGGTTCAACAGCACCTATTTTAGGTATAGATTTTAACGATCCAGATGATTATGGTGATGAAACAGGTGGTGATATAATGACTTTTATAGCTAATTCACGTGGTGCATGGGGTAATAATATAAGAATAGCAGTTGTGTGTAAAGATTATTATGATGCGATTCGTGATAGAGGACATACAACATGGACTACTTATTCAGAAATAAATAAAATAGATTCACCATTAGAATCTGATTCTGAGTTTCTTGTTATAGTTCAAGCATTAGATCAAGGTGGTGATTCTACTGATGAAAGTCAATGGGATACTGTAGAAGTGTGGAATGTTTCTACTAAAAGAAACAAAGTAGATGATCAAGGTGATAGTATGTTTGTAGAAAATAGAATAAATAATAATTCAAAATATATTAAAGTAGCTTTAAATAGTAGTTTAGAAGAAACAGAATTTAAAAATGGTAACTGTCCTATAGCTACAAGTGAATGGCAAACTTTTGGTGGAGGCTCTAATTATAGAAATAGTAGTACAGAACAATCAGATGAATCACTTCAAACAGCAATAATGGATGCTTTAGATCTTTATTCAAATCCAGAAGAAATTGATGTCAATTTATTTATTGACAGTAATAAAAGTGATGTTATAAAAGCATATATTGAGTATATTTGTTCTTCTAGGTTAGATTGTGTTGGTATTTTAGATTGCCGTAGTTCTGATGTTATAAATAACGAAGGCAATGAAGCATACGATCTTTGTGATTATAGAAGAGGAGCTGATTTTAATATAAATTCTAGCTATTCTGCTCTTTATGGTAATTGGGCTAATATTTACGATAGATACAATAGTTGTTATAGATGGGTACCAATTTCTGGTTATGTAGCTGCTGCTTATGCTAAAACAGATGATGTAAGTGATCCTTGGTTTGCTCCAGCTGGTTTGCGCAGAGGTATTTTAAGTAATATCAGAAAATTAGCTTTTAATCCTACTCTTGGAGAAAGAGATATTATGTATAAAAATGGTATTAATCCTATTGTGTCTTTTGCTGGTAAAGGTAAAGTTATATGGGGGCAGAAAACTTTATTAGATAGAGAATCGGCGTTTAATAGAGTTAATGTTAGACGTCTGTTTATTGTTTTAGAAAAAGCAATATCAACATCTACTCAATATTTCTTGTATGAACCTAATGATGCATTCACGAGAATGTCATTAGTAAATATGATAGAACCATATTTAAGAGATATTCGTGGTAGACGTGGTATTTATGATTATTATATTGTCTGTGATGAATCCAACAATACACCAGAGCGAATTGATAGAAACGAGTTATGGTGTGACATATATATTAAACCTACTCGTGCAGCTGAATATATTATTCTTAGATTTATTGCTACTAAGACTGGTGCTAGTTTTCTTGAAATTGCTGGCTATATGTCCGGTACAACTACATAATAAGTCATTTGTAAAACTTGATAGAAATTAATTAACTTCAGCTAAAATGTCTTGCTGGTATTAAATACCAGCAAGACAATATTTATATTTTTGGTAAAGAAGGAGGGATACTGTTTTTTATCTGGTATGAATACCGGATTTTCCACAGTATATATGTTGATGAATGATATTAAATCTTTTATTAATAATGTGTTAGTAAGAAGCGATAATAAAATTGATTCAACCAAAATAAAAAATAATGGTGAGTGGATTAAAAATAATCATTATGATATTTATTTAAATATTTTAAATTTAACAAGTTTCTTGGATAAAAATACTAAATTTAGTGCAAGACTTTATCATATTGTCAACGATATATGGTATATACCACAATGTAAAGAGTGCGGCAAACAAGTTAATTTTATAAATTTTAATAAAGGTTATTATTTATTTTGTTCTTCTTCATGTGGTAATATTAACGAAGATACTAAAAATATTCGTAAAAACAAATGTTTAATAAAAAGAGGAGTGGATCATCATCTTAAAGATGAAAGTATAATTAACAAAAGAAAAGACACATGTTTAAAAAAATACGGTGTAGATAATGCAAGTAAAGCAAAAGAAATAAAAAAAATTATATCTGAAAAATATAAATTAAAAACAACAGATGAATTAAATAAATCTAAGCAAAAGTATATTAAAACTCATTTAAAAAAATATGGTGTGGATCATCCATTTAAGAGTGAGAAAATACAGAATAAGGCAAGACAGACTTTTTTAAGAAAATACGGTGTGAATCATCCATTAAAGAGTGAGAAAATACAAAACAAAATTAAACAAACACGAAAAAACAATTTTGTACCAATACTCACAAAAATGTTAGACTACTTAGAGTTAGATATTGTAGGTAATTATGATAATGCACATGATCTAATAACATTCAAGTGTAGAAAATGTGGTCATGAATTTGAACAACAATGGAACAGAATACAACAAGGTTATATGTGTCCGGTATGTTATCCTAGAAACCAGTGTTACTCTAAAGGTGAAAAGGAACTGTGTGAGTTTGTTAAGTCATTGGGGTTTAATGTAATTGAGAACACAAAAGCAGTTATACCACCATTAGAGTTGGATATTTATATACCAGAAAAGAATAT